TGTCTATACACAAGATGGGAAACTATTCGTTGAAGGTCAAAAAGAAGACAAAGAATCTGATGCCAACTACGTCCATAAAGGATTGGCTCAGCGATCTTTCAAAAGAGCGTGGACAATGGCAGATGATACAGAAGTCGCAGATGTCACGTTTGAAGACGGACTCCTCTCTGTCAACTTAAGAAAGATTGTTCCTGATCATCACAAGCGTAAAGATTACCTATAAATAATAATATCTGTTAAGACGGCAATCTCTACAGATAAGATTAGGTGCTCTTTTGGGCACCTTTTCTATTATAAATAATAATGCCGTCTTAATAGAATATAAATGAACTACCTTAAGGTTTATTGTAACCTTGTAAGGGAAGCAGAGAATAGAACTTCACCTGAAGGTTATACAGAAAAGCATCATATTTTTCCTAAAAGCATTTTTGGAAAAAATGATAGGATAGTGGTGCTTACTGGCAGAGAGCATTATATTGCTCATATTCTTTTGCAAAAAATATGTGAGAAAAGATATGGATTAAAACATAAAAATACACAGAAAATGTTATGTGCTCATATTAATATGAGATCCAAAGGGAGATATTTTAACTCTTACTTATATGAAAATGCTAAACTGAAAAGAAGTGAGAGTATGAAAGGAGAACATCATTGGAATTGGAAAGGTGGATGTAAGTATTCTTATAAAAAGAAGGAAAAATTTAATACGAATAATAATTATAAAAGATATTTGTATGAATTAAAATCTCCTGATGGTTTAGTTATTGTTACAAAAAGTATGAGAAAAACTTGTAAAGAGTATGTATTGGACCATAGAACTATGAATAAAGTTATAAGTGGGAAGAGAAAATCCCATAAAGGTTGGACTGGAAGAGTATTGCAAAGTTTGACTATATAGTAAGTATCGTTGGCGCGAGGAGCACCTGGCAAAATCCAGGTTGACTCCTCCTTTTTTTATGTTAGAATATCTAAAGGTATAAGAGTAAAATGACCGTAAAACTATCCTTGCTTAAATCGGGTGAAGATGTAATCGCAGATATCCAAGAAATGGTTATAGAAGACAGAGTAGTTGGATATTTCTTTAATAATCCATGTATTGTTAAAGTGCTCGCAAAAAACTATGATGAATCTGGAAATCAAACAAAAACTCCTTGTCAACTACAATTAACTCCTTGGATGCCACTTACAAATGATTCAAAAATTCCACTTCCATCGGATTGGGTTATCACTATAGTCGAACCAATGCCTCAACTTAAAGAAATGTATGAAAAAGGAGTATTAAAGAATGTCGAAAACAATCAAGATTCTAGCACTGATGAACAATCAGATTCTGATCAGTCAGATTGAAGAAGTTGGTGCAGATTTAGGAGAACCTGACTGCAAATTGGTCGATCCATTTGTCCTCAGAAAAGATCAGACAATGGAACCATTTCTTTGTGGATATACTAAACAAAATACATTTATGATTAGTTCGGAAAAGATCATCACACTTGCTGATCCTACTCCAACTCTACTTGAAAAATATGAGGATTTGATTAAGGAATGACACAAAACTTTTACACTAATGTTCAGTTGATTGGAAATCAGTTTTTAGTTCGTGGAGTAGAAAATGGTAAAAGGTTTGAGACGAGAGATGAGTTCTTTCCAACTCTTTTTGTAAAAACAAAAAAAGACTCTAAGTATAGAACATTAAGTGGAGAAGCAGTAGAACCGATTAATCCTGGAACTGTACGAGATTGTCGTGAGTTCTACAAAAAGTATGACGAGATTGATGGATTTGAGATCTATGGAAATGATCGATATATCTATCAGTACATTTCTGAAAAATATCCTGAAGATGAAATTAAGTTTGACATTAGTAAAATCAAACTTGTAACTTTGGATATTGAGGTTGCCTCTGAACAAGGATTCCCTGATGTCGAATCCTGTTCGGAGGAAATCCTTGCAATTACAATTCAGGATTACACTACCAAGAAGATTATTACTTGGGGAGTAAAACCATTTAATAACAAACAGAGTAATGTTACATATCATCACTGCCCAAGTGAGTATGAACTTCTCCATCACTTTATCAACTATTGGATGGTTGATGTTCCTGATGTTATAACTGGTTGGAACATTCAGTTGTATGATATTCCATATATCTGTAAGCGTCTCAATCGTGTTCTTGGTGAGAAACTAATGAAACGTTTCTCTAATTGGGGATTGGTAACTGAAGGCGAAACTTTCATTATGGGTCGCAAACATACTACATTTGATGTTGGTGGAGTGACTCAACTAGATTACCTTGATCTTTATAAAAAGTTTACTTATAAAGCACAGGAATCATATCGACTTGATTATATTGCTGAAGTTGAACTTGGTCAGAAAAAACTTGATCACTCCGAGTTTGATACTTTTAAAGACTTCTATACTCAAGGCTGGCAGAAGTTTATTGAATACAACATCGTTGACGTGGAACTTGTTGACCGTCTAGAAGACAAGATGAAGTTGATTGAACTAGCACTTACGATGGCATATGATGCAAAGGTAAACTATGCGGATGTATTTTATCAGGTGAGAATGTGGGACAACATTATCTATAATTATCTCAAGAAGAGAGATATTGTGATTCCACCAAGAAATAAATCACAAAAGAATGAAAGTATGCGGGTGCATATGTAAAAGATCCTATTCCTGGTAGGTATGATTGGATTTTATCGTTAGATTTAACATCACTATATCCTTCCCTCATTATGCAATATAATATTTCTCCAGAAACTCTCCTTGATGAAAAATATCCAGGAGTAACTGTTGATAAATTATTGAATAGAGAAATTATTATTGAAAATGTTGAAGGGAAGTGTGTGTGTGCAAATGGTTGTATGTATGATACCTCTAAAAGAGGAATATTTCCAGAACTTGTGGAAAAGATTTTTAATGATAGACAATATTTTAAAAAAGAAATGTTAAAAGAAAAATCTAGATTGGAGGAAATTGAAAGTGAATTAAAGAAACGGAAAATTGATTTAAATACTTTATAATATAAATAATAAAGAGTGTTTAAGTCAAATGAATTATTTAAAAACTTATTGTAAAATGATTAGAACTGCTGAAAAAAGAAATTGGAGAAGGAAAAACATTGATTTTTATATTGAAGAGCATCATGTTTTTCCAATATCAATTTATGGAAAAAATGATAGAATAGTCGGATTGACACCAAGAGAACATTTTTTAGCGCATTGGTTACTTTATAAAATTTGTTTGAAAAGATATGGAATAAGAAATAATAGAACATTTAGTATGGGTTCTGCTTTTGCTATGATGTGTGTTACTAATGATTTGCAAGAAAGAAATTATACTTCTAGGAAGTATGAAATAGTTAGAAATTGTTTATCTAATATAAGAACTGGAAAATCTAGAGACGACATGAAAGGAAAAAAATATTTTGGTGCGAGTGAAGATACTATAAAACAAGGTATAGAAAAGATGAGGAAAAAGAAAATGGGAATGAAGATAGAATATCCAAAAAATAGAAAATCTTCCCCATGTTCTTCGGAAAAGATAAAAAAAATATCAGAAAGTAGAAAAAATACAAGGGTTAAATTTACTTCCATGAGTGAAGAAGAATTTAATTTGTGGATTTCTAAACAAAAACTTTATAGAAAAGATGGTGTGAGAAATTCAAATGTTACTCGCACACTATTATGGAGAAACATTCCTTTGGAGAAATATTATGGGACTTGACTATTCTAAAATTTCAACAGATGAGTTGAAAAAACTTCGCCAAAATTGTATTAAAAATATTTCAAAATATACGAACAATCAAATGGCGAGAAAAATTCAAATTAATAGTTTGTATGGTGCCATTGGTAATCAGTATTTTCGATATTATAAACTTGAAAATGCCGAAGCAATTACTTTGAGTGGTCAAGTTGCAATCCGATGGATTGAAGAAAAAATGAATCTGTACTTAAATAAACTTCTTAAAACGGAGGATATTGATTATGTTATTGCTTCAGATACTGATTCTATCTATCTCAATATGGGTCCTTTGGTTGAACGTGTATACGAAGGAAGAGAGAAAACTACTGAAAGCATTGTTTCGTTCCTTGATAAGATCTGTAAGGTGGAACTTGAAAAGTATATTGAAAGTTGCTACCAAGAATTGGCTGATTATGTAAATGCTTATGATCAAAAGATGCAGATGAAGCGAGAGAATATTGCTGATCGTGGTATTTGGACTGCGAAGAAGCGTTATATTCTTAATGTATGGGATAGTGAAGGTGTTCGTTATGAAGAACCTAAACTTAAAATGATGGGCATTGAAGCAGTTAAATCTTCTACTCCAGCACCATGCCGTAAGATGATTAAAGATGCTCTTAAGTTGATGATGAGTGGCACTGAAGATGAAGTAATTGACTTTATCGAAAATGCCCGTAAGGAGTTTAGGAAACTTCCTCCAGAACAAATTTCATTCCCACGTTCAGCATCTGATGTTCAAAAGTATAAGTCTTCATCTGACATTTATATCAAAGGAACACCCATTCACGTTCGTGGAGCACTTCTGTTTAATCATTATATTAAAGAGAACAAACTAACAAACAAATACTCTCTCATTCAGAACGGAGAGAAGGTTAAGTTCATTTATCTAAAGAAACCAAATACAATTCATGAGAATGTGATTTCTTTTATTCAAGAGTTTCCTAAGGAACTTAATATTGACAAATACATAGACTATGAACTACAATTTGAGAAAGCATTTCTAGAACCACTCAAGATTATTCTTGATTCAATTGGGTGGTCTGTAGAAAAAACTGTAAATCTTGATTCATTTTTTGCCTAATGGAATTGCCTATTAACGAAAGAGAACTGAATACTATTATTAATGCTATGAGACTTGGTGGAGATACTGTACTATACCAGAAACTTTGGACATTTAAACTGAATTATATGAATAATAAAAAAGAGGATAATGAGTGATGGATTTTTTAAAAGATATTGTAAAAGAGATTGGTGACGACTTTACTAAGTTGGCATCGGATATTGACGAGACAGAAACTTATGTTGATACGGGTTCATACATTTTTAATGCACTGGTCTCAGGTAGTGTATTTGGCGGTGTATCTGGCAATAAGATTACTGCTATTGCTGGAGAGTCTTCTACTGGAAAGACTTTTTTCTCTCTCGCCGTTGTTAAGAACTTTCTTGATTCTAATCCCGATGGTTACTGTCTCTACTTTGACACTGAGGCTGCTATCACTAAATCTCTAATTGAATC